TTCCGAACCATAGCTGTTGAGCTAGAGGGGTTCATAAGGGGTATCACCTCTAAGTCTTGGTATCAGAAACGCAAGTGTAAGATATGGGACGAGTGGGCCAATCCTGTAGAGGTTGACAGGATAGTTCATGGGGATTTAAATGTTATTAATAATGGTATTGACTACCCGTTTCCAGACAGAAAAAAAATACAAAAAAGAGTGGATGACCTTGGACCCATCTATGGCTACCAGTGGCGCAAATGGAACGAAGTCTATAGTGAGGACTGTGATGGTCAACTAAAGGGCATCGACCAGCTTAAGATGATAGTTGATAAGCTGAAAGAGAATCCTGACGACCGACGACTAGTGGTTAGTGCGTGGAACCCTAGTCAAATTGAATCCATGGCACTACCCCCTTGCCACCTCATGTGGATACTGACACATATTGATGGAGAACTAAGCCTACACTGGACGCAGCGTTCATGCGACATGATGCTGGGCGTACCGTTCAACATCGCAAGTTACGGGCTCCTATTGGAGCTACTATGTAAGGACTCAGGGCTTAAGCCTGGAAATCTGAGCGGCACCCTATGTGATGCACACATCTATGAGAATCAGATTGAAGTTGCGAAGGAACAGCTAAAGAGGAAGCCGCGACAACTACCTAAGTTGAAGCTGCATCCAGAGGAAAAACAATTCAGCATCTTTGATTGGACACACGACAAGACGGAACTAATTGACTATAATCCTCACTCTAAACTTGACTTCGGAGAGGTAGCGGTATAATGAAAAATAAAAACCTAATCGTTTGGGAGAAGTGGGCAAGCCCATTTGCTGACGACACAGAGTTTGACTATGACCCAGACGCAGACGATAGACTTGACGACGAATTTGAAGGCGAACCCCTTGATGGGCCTCACCCTGTAGGTAAAAAACACAGAGTTCTAATTAGTGACCATGGCGTCATACCTCTCGTTGGTCCTAGGGCTCTTATGGATATTATGAATTTTTGGCAGGGTCATACCTCCTTTAATATTAGCTATCCGATTTGTGAAATTGTATCAGAAACTTTAGGCGTCGAGTCCTTTGAGGTTATGTCTCCTTTACGTATGAGAATCGCCGTAGGTAAGCTATTCAAGCCCAGTGAGGTGTTTAGCAGCATTAGCAAGCAAGTTGACGAGCACTTTAAAAATCTAGAGACCAAGCCCTACCAACAGAAGAGGAGCCGTAAGCGCATCACTGACTTGCTCAGTGCTCAAGACCCATCATCTGTTCCGTGGTTGTTGGACGAGACAACTAAGGAAACGGACGGAGTAAAAAATGGCAATACCTAGTGTAAAGAAAAGAACAGTACCCCAGAGACACGGGGCGCTGGAAGTAATGCACAATCAAGGTATTCATATAGACTCCAAAGAGATATTCGTTAACTCAGAATCTTACGACGATGAAAGCTTAGAATCAGGTATAGATTTTAGCGTGGCTAATGTCTTTATAAAGAATCTGAGATACCTGGAAGCCTTTGATAGTGAACCCATAACAGTACACTTCTGTTGTACTGGTGGTGAGTGGCCCTACGGGATGGCTATATACGACGCCATTGCCCATTCTACCTGCCACATCCTGTCTATCTCTCATGGCTGGGCTGTTTCTATGAGCAGCATTATGATGCAGGCAGCAGACACAAGGCTGTTGATGCCTAATTGTTCTTTTATGATTCACCATGGTAGCGCAGGTATGGTTGGAACCTCTAAGCAGTTCCTAACCGAGGCCGAGCAACTAAAGAAGACCTGTGACGTTATGCTTGACAACTACGTTAGAGTGTGTGTTGGCGGTGAATATTTCAAAGAAAGAAACATGGGAGAAAAGGCCGTTAAGACGTTCCTTCAGAAGAAGATGGACCTGAAAGAGGAGTGGTGGCTCACCGCTAAAGAGGCGGTCTATTATGGTTTTGCTGACGGCGTAATCGGTGACGAAGGGTATGAGACTACAGCCAAGGCTAGGGAGAAAGTGCTAAGTGTATAAGGAAGTAACAATCAAAGGAAGAGACCTTAAAGAGGATGATGCCCTACAGGGCTTCTTCCAGTCTATAGAGCTAGGGTGCAATAGCGTACTTACGAGCCCGTTTTTTATCCCTTTGTTCCGCGAGGTGGTCAAAAAAGATATAGATATTGCGGCAGAAGTGAACACCCTGGAGTCGTCTGTCCGTAGCCACTCAGCCCTTTCTGCTATTAGGCGAGGGGCCAACGCTATCAATCTGGTCATACCCACTGTGTGGACGGCCAACCGCAAACTTGAGCTGGTTGCCGACGATATAGAGTCTCAGAGGAAGGTGTGTGAGGAGCATGGGTCTACCCTCAGGGTCATGCTAGACTATCGCGATATGGATAGTAAGACCATCTACGAAGTGACGGCTATTGCGTGCGACCTAGGGGTTGAGTATTTCTACCCGTCTAATGGGAATTTTCTTGACGATTTTTCTGACAACCTGCTATGGGCCTTAGAATTGCAGGAAAAGTACGGAGTATCCTGTATAACTAACGGGAAAATCTGGAAGTCGAACCAATACGACACTGTAAGGACATCTAATATATATGGAATTAACTTCCAATCGCCAATGGCGGTGTATAATAGTATGAACAGGAACTCAAAAGATAGGACACATTAGGAACTTGATTAACTACTTTAAGAAAGAGTAGTATTATGGGTGGCCATTTCGGTCTTTACGACCCTTACCTGCTGGTAAATCCTTCCGCAGGCAACGATTATTATGACACCGCAGGCTCAGCCTCAGGTGCAAGCACAACCGACCTTAACAAGGGTCGAGCTACTGGTCTAGGTACTGGTGGAACAACGAGTGTCGGCATGACCGACGTTCCCTTTGGCGACCGTGGTCGTCCTCATTACGGCTCCTTGGTACTTGGCGGCATCAGTGTTGGTTCTGCTCAGTGGGGTGCTTCTGTGTCTGTTACTAGTGTTGCTGCAACCGCTGGCGGTTTCTCTGTCTATACATTGGCAAGCCACGTTCTAAGTGTTGGTGATATTATCAATGTATCAGATACTAATAGTATCTACCATGGTCCTCAGCGGGTTACCGCAGAGACCACTAACACTTTCACTACCGACCTTCCTAGTGACGGTCTAGGTGAAGGAACCTTGGCGTACCGAGCTGCTGCTGGCAATTTTGCCACGATGACGGCTGGTGCTTATGTTATGCGTAAGGTTACGACTACCCTTGCTGGTCAGTCTAACACAGTCCTTCGCTCTGGCGCAAGTGACTTCGGCGTTCGTCGTTCTATCCACAAGCTAGAACACATGCGAACTAATCGTGTAGCTACAGCCATTCGTGCTGGTTACTGGAACATCTACAGCGGTACATTCTCTACTGCCCCAACGGTTGCGGACGACGCATCCACGATGGGTACTGACAATGCTGCTGCACCAACCTTAGCCATTCCTGGCGAGCTAGTTTACCGTACAGGTAAGCCATTGCCTGAGCAGGATGATTACAGCGCTAAGACTGTAGGTTAATATGGGTATCGGTAGTCTCTGAAATATGAGGCTGCCGATATTTTTTTTGTGGGCAGATACTATGTCTAGAAAACCAGATAAGCAACCCGAAAGTAAGTCGATGCCTGATAAAGCAGATAATTTCGTAGAGTATAAAAGGTTAATCCTCCAAGAGTTGGAGAGGATTGATGCTACTGTACGTGAAGAAGCCAAAGCTAGAACAGCAGATGCCGTAAAAATTCAAGAAGCACTCAATGCGTTTCGTGTTGACTTTGTCAGGAAAATGTATGAGCTTCAAATGTCTGTAGAAAGTAACTACAGACAGGAGATGGGTGAGCTTGAAGATAAGGTAGATAAAAACACATTAGGAATTTCTAATATGTATGCTACCGTAGTAGGTATCACCTCTGTTGTTAGTGTTATAGGCTTGGTAATTGGTCTAATTCTTAACGCCTTTCAAGTATTTAGCTAACCATGGAAGAAGCACAACTTATCAGTGGGCCGCTACGAATAGAAAGACTAGGCAACGGCAGGCGTCGTCTGCTTCGTGTCTTAGCTATTAAAGTAGACGGAATAACCATTATAGTTCCAGAGAATTTTACAACAGATTATAGCAGCATCCCCTGGTTTGGCCGGGGGGTGGTGCGATGGTCTAAGGTTGACATCGCTGGAGTCGTTCACGACCATCTTTATGAAACCGGCAAGGTTTCTCGCTATCGTGCTGATAGTATCTGGTATAAGTGCGCCATCGCTGGCAGCCATCACGCCAATAAGTTCCAAGCATTTCTTTGCTGGGCAGCCCTACGTGTGGGTGGTTGGGTGTTCTGGAATAAATACCGTAGAAGAGAAAAACAAGCTTGACTTTAAGGGTTCCAAGTCTATACTTTAGACATGGCAAGGGAATCGTACTATAAAGAAAACGGAATGTGGGAAGTCAGGGCTGTTAACAGCCCTCCTAAACTATCCTCCGCAGCTAAAGAGCGGCTTGAAGAATATAAGAAGTTTCAAGTAGCTCACGAGAGACCAGATTGGGACACTTTCTTTATGGGTAGGGCCTTTGACGTTGCTAAGCGTAGCCATGACGCTCAAACAAAAGTTGGCTGTGTCTTCGTAAGGGACAACAAAGAGCTAGTCACTGGTTACAATGGTTTCCCTAGGGATTTCGACGACTCTGTTTTACCTAACATGAGAGACGAAACAGGTAAGCTCAAGGCTAAGTATGAGTGGATGGTACACTCAGAAGCTAACGGTATCTGCAACGCTGCCTACAATGGAACATCCCTTAAGGGCTCCAAGGTGTATGTCACCAACCTCACCTGTGAATACTGTACAATGCTTATGAGACAGGCTGGTGTTGTGGAGGTGATACACGCTGGACGCCCACATAAGGCCGCAGAGACAGAAGATTACGTAGTTTTTATGGAAATATTTAAACACTTAGCATTTGGGAAAATGTTATTCCGAGAGATGACTTTTCCAGGTGTATAATAAGATAGTCGGGGAACATAAAGAGCGGCAGCATTTTCAATAACGCCCGTTACAGCGACACCTCTCCGACCCACACTCTGGACCGTGATGATACTTAAACATTGACAAGAAAAACGTGTTAACTACCGTTGAGCAACTTTAACCCAGTATCACAGAAGGTCCAAAACTTAATTGTGTCGCTGTCAAAAATTACGACCCGTCATCTCGTGTGGCGGGTCTTTTTTTTATCTAGAGAGGATATAGTATGAAGGAAAAGCAAGATAGTAAAAACTTTGAGTTGGTTTTGTGCGTAAAAGATGCTCAAGGAAATCCTACTGGTCAACGTAAAGTGCTTAGGTCTGATGATGCAGGCGCAATCTCAGATTTCTACCTTAAGTATCAAGGCAAGCCCCGCAGAAACAAAAGAAGAACGTCAGCAGCTAAGAGCGAACTACCTAAAGGTAAGGCCGCTGACAAACTAGCCAGGGAAGCATCTAAGTACGCTGAGAAACAACAAGCAAAGAAAACAACATAACGGATTAACAATGTCGGTAACACAAGAGCTAATGAGTTACACCTTTACAGCGAAGTACGCAAGGTGGATAGAGAAAGAGTACAGAAGAGAGACTTGGAAGGAAGCCATTGACAGAGTACGAAGTATGATGCTTGACAAGTACTCTGAATTTAATATTGAGGAAGATATTAATTGGGCATATGACATGTCCCACAAGAAACGTGTCTTAGGAAGTCAACGAGCATTGCAGTTTGGCGGTAAGCCAATGATGAAGAAGCACGCTCGCTGTTTCAATTGCGTGTCAAGCTACTGCGACCGCCCTCGTTTCTTTCAGGAGTTCTTTTGGCTCTTGCTATGTGGTTGTGGAGCAGGGTTCAGCGTTCAGAAGCACCACGTCGCTAAGCTACCGTCATTTTATGTAGGCGTGCAGTCTAATGTGAAAACATATGAGATACCAGACACTATTGAGGGCTGGTCAGATGCGCTAGGTGTCTTGCTTACTAATTACTTCGGTGTCCAAGAGGGTATGGAAGAGTTTGCTGAATACGACCCTGACAAGTGCGGTAAGGTAGAATTTGACTACAGTAAGATTAGAGAAAAAGGTGCTCGCCTGAGTGCTGGTACTGGTAAAGCTCCTGGTCCTGACGGCCTACGCAATTCCCTTGAGAAGATTCGTGAGCTGCTAGACCGCTGTATCACAGATGGCCAGACTCGCTTACGACCCATCGACGCTTACGACTTATGTATGCACACCTCCGACGCTGTGTTAAGTGGCGGCGTACGACGCTCAGCAACTATTGCTATCTTCAGTCCTGACGACTTGGAAATGGCTCGGGCTAAGACTGGCAACTGGCACAAGGAGAACCCTCAGCGTGCTCGTTCAAACAACTCAGCTATCCTTATTCGTGGCAAGACTTCCTTTGAGCAGTTCAATGCGTTGCTTGAGCACACAAAGCAATTTGGTGAGCCTGGGTTTGTCTGGGCTGACGACGAGGAAGCCCTGTTTAATCCGTGTGTTGAGATTCAGTTCTGGTGCTACGACGTGGTAGACCAAGCAAAGTATGACGCCTACATGGAGAAGTACAAAGGTGGAGGATACACAGGTGACCTTGGAAAAATTGGCCTCAAGTCTGGCTGGCAGGGATGTAATCTCTGTACCATTAACTCTGGTTCGGTCAAAGACAAAGAAGATTTCCTTGAGCGCTGTAAAGCCGCAGCAATTATTGGCACTCTCCAAGCTGGGTTCACCTCGTTCCCGTACCTGGGGGCTACTTCGGAAGCTATATTTAGACGAGAGGCCCTTTTAGGTGTCTCTATGACAGGTACAATGGAGAAGACCGACATTGTACTTGACCCTAAGATTCAAAGAGAGGGTGCTCAGGTTGTGCTTGACACAAACGAGAGGATAGCCAAGGCTATCGGTATCAACCAAGCCGCTCGTGCTACATGCTTAAAGCCAGAAGGCACATCAAGTTGTGTGCTAGGTACTAGCTCAGGCATCCACCCCCACCATGCGAAGAGATACTTGAGACTGGTGCAAGCCAACAAAGACGAAGCCCCTTATCAGTTCTTCAAGATGAAGAACCCTAAGGCGTGCGAAGAATCGGTGTGGTCAGCCAATAAAACAGACGACGTTATCTACTTCCCTATTGAAGTTCCTAACGGAGCGAAGACTAAAAACCAAATGGCGGCTGTTGACCTACTCAAACTGGTTAAAAGCACTCAGCAAAACTGGGTTGAGGCAGGCACAAGGGAATCCCTGTGTACACAACCCTGGCTACGTCATAATGTGAGTAATACTATAACGGTCCAACCAGATGAATGGGGTGATGTTTCCAAGTTTATCTACGGTAACCGAGAATACTTTTGCGGTATCTCTTTGCTGCCCCAATCAGGCGACAAGGACTACAAACAGGCACCGTTCACGGCTGTGTACACCTCCAAGGAAATCGTGAGAGAGTATGGTGACGCTGCTATATGGACCTCAGGGCTTATTGAGGACGCCTTAAAGGTGTTCGACGAAGACCTGTGGGCGGCTTGTGACTTTATCCTGAATGACCAGTGGAAGGATGCGTTCGATGGCGATGCTGAAACTGTTGAAGAGTTTCACAAGATAGCTGAGTTGGCTGCAAAGCGACTAAACTTTATGAGAAATGCAAAGAAGTATGCTAAGAAATATTTTGGTGACGACACTAAAAAACTGACGTACTGCCTAAAGGACGTGTACAACTGGAAACGATATTGCGACCTAAAAGAGAGCTTCCAGAAGGTAGATTACCTTCTTATGATTGAAACGGAAGACAACACGGCTCCCGAAGAGGCAATTGCCTGTGCAGGAGGAGCTTGTCTAACATAGGATAGGGCGATGGACAATACTACTACTAACTTGAGAGACAATCCCATGCCAACACGCAGAAAACAACGAAAAAGTCAACGAGAAGACACTGGCCTTAACTTAAAACAATGGGAAGTTACGGCTAAGACTCCAGGGCAAAAATCCTACCTAAAAACGATACATCGAAATAAGGTGACGTTTGCAATAGGCCCCCCTGGTACTGGTAAAACCTTTATAGCTGCATCAGAAGCTATCCTAGGTCTAGCTAAGGGTAACTACGAGAAGATTATCGTTACCCGTCCTCTTGTGACTATCGAAAATGAACGCACCGGCTTTCTTCCTGGCACACTAGAGAAGAAGACCATGCCGTTCTTACGCCCTATCTACGACGAAATGAAGAACTACCTTACTGAAGACGACTTCAGAAGATTGCTCAATAAAGAGACCATTGAAGTGTGTACTCTAGGCAATATGAGGGGTAGGACATTCAAGAACTCCTTCATTATCCTTGACGAGGCTCAAAATGCTTCCTACGGACAGCTAAAAAGTGCCTTGACTCGAATCGGATTTGGTAGTACAATGGTAATCACAGGAGACCCAGACCAAACAGACCTGAATGATGGCGTAGCTGGCAGTATGTTGAGGTTGGCTGAGACATTGCAGGATGTGAGGGGTGTAGGGGTTTCTCACTTGACTAAGGACGACATTGTCCGCTCTGAATTAGTTCAGAGAATCGTGGACCGTATTGAGGATTTGGAAAATGGCGTACAGAGAATCTGCGAACCGAGTTATGCCCACTACGAGGAAGAATCATGGTAGGTGTTTAGTTTTAAACGCCGACTGTACTTCTTTGGGTATGCTCAACTGGAGGGAAGCTGTCAAAGACAGTTGGAAATACTCAGAAGACCCTAGCAAGGGTATTAATGTTATTGATTTCTACAAGAGTGAGTACATTCTAGGAACTCATGGCAGAAAATACCCTGTGCCAGCCGTTGGCGTGGTTCCTAGGTATAAGCCTAGAAAGGGCAAGATTAAATTCTCTCGTAAGAATATCTACATTAGAGATAAGTCTACTTGTATGTACTGTGGAGGGGCGTATCCTGACATAGCTATGCTTACTCTTGACCACGTTGTCCCTCGTAAGCTATGGAAGGAACAAAAGAGGCACGGGAGCCCCACAACATGGACAAATATTGTTACATGTTGCGGTACATGCAACAGCGAGAAGGCTGACAGCAAGCTTATAGACACTTCTTTCCGTCTAATCAATGGCTATCGGCCCAAGGCTCCTAGTTCCGCTCACTATATCTTAGGTCTGACTCCCTGGAACAAAATTGAACCAGAGTGGGAGCCGTATCTAACTAAAAGATATAGGCAAATTATTGAGGCTCGTGAGGCTGCTGGCCTTGGTGAGTCTTACATTGAAAGCGACGATGACGAGTCTGTAGAGGACGAAATCAACGCTTTTATTGCTTGACTTGTGTGGGTTTTGCCCTATACTTGAATATATGACACGTTCGTTATTCTTCTATAGGGTGAAACCACATGCAAGGCACAGTAATTAAATTCCGCTACGAGGCTGGCTCCGAACCTGGGGCTGTTCGTAGGCTCTATGTCACTTCTGACAACTCCGAAAACCACCATCACGGCCTGATTAGTGGCTATGACCTAGACAGAGGGGGGTGGCGTCAATTCCGTAGGAGCAAAATGATTAACACCGCACCAACGGATGACGAAGTCCGAATTGTGAGTGTGGATTTGTTCCCCGATGGTTTTTGTACTGAGGACTTGGAGTATGCCTATGAGATGGATGGGTATGAAATTCACTGGACCGACGACGACGATACCCTAATAGCCCTGAAGAGAAATATGGGCAACATCGTTAGCGCTACCTGGAAAAATGTTACCTTTTGTACAGAGAAGGGCTCTATTCTGCTTGGTAAAGACAATAACATGGGGCCTGTAGCTAATCTAACTCTGGCAGATGGCAAAGGGGTGGACACAACCCTTAAAAGCCCTCGGGAATTTTATGATTTACTAGGACAAATCCTCTAAGTATTGGTGTATAATAAAGATGCCCGCTTATAATTTTGAGTGTGACAAATGCGAGACAGTGTTTGAGAGGGTCTATCCAATGGCCCAATCGAGCACCTCTCGACCTACCTGTCCATCCTGCGGTAAGAAAAGATGTACTAGAAACTACACTGAATGTGCTAGTATATCTACCACAATCCCCCAGTCGCTAGGCCACAAGGCCGACGTGAATACTGACAAGCTCAGTAAAGACGAAAAGCACAAAATCAACCAAGAGAATACCGAACACCTGCGTAAGCCTTATGAGGGGCCTATGCCAGATGGTGGTACTCGTGTGCCTGTAGACGCAAGAGGCGATAAGCTGGCGTCCAGAAAGCAAACTCGCAGTCCTAAGAAAAGAAAGAAAGATATAAATGGCTAGAAATCCGAACAGAGCCTTTAACGACGAAGCCGATAGTGCAATTTTTCGTCCGATTAAAGAGCCTGAAACATTTGAAGTAGCAACAGGCGACGACATGGCAGAGACCATTGTCTATACGATTGTTGGTAAGAACGATACGTTCGACGAAAGCGGAAACCCTGTGCTACATTGCCTAGTGTATCCAGATAGCACCCCTATCATGGCTAAGGACCGTGACCTAGCATGTGCTATGAAGGTTGGTGGCGCTATGTTCATCCGTCAGTTAAACAGTGGCCACTTTGTTGACCCTACTAGTGACGCTGAGCAAGCACAACACAACAAAACCCGCTTGGGAATCTCCGAGCTACGATGGACAGACGTTCCTGTCAAACCATTCCTAAGCTACCTTGCATTTTTAAGAACAAAGAACCGTGCGCATCTAGTAAATGCGGAAAGAGAGGCATTTTAATGGCTAGTGGCCCCCTAACTCAAGTTGAGAAATATTCTATTCAGGGTATGATTCACGATGGCAAGTCTATTTCAGAAATCGCCAAAGAACTTGGCAGACGCTCACCCACAGTTGAGAAGTATGTTAACACTGAACTGTCAGACTTGATTGATACTATTGTACGAGCGCAGTATGCAGAAGCAATCGAAGAAGACGAACCAGTACTAGAGGAGGAGGCTGAGGTTATTGAAGTTCCTCAGGATATGTACGACCAAGCGATAGCCTATATGGGTCGCAACGGCTTCTCCCCTAGCGACGCTAGGGAGTTGCTTGATTCTGCTATCCCTAAGCTGTACGAACTACCCAAGGATGGTCGTGAGCTATACACTTTTGCGGTTAATAGCCGAGACGTTAGTAGCTACATGATTCGTGAAACCAAAGGCGGTTCTAAGGGTGTGTCTATTATGACCGCTGCCGCTGCTGAAAAGAGTGACGATGGTGCTAATCGTCGCCCTCTTCCAGACGTTTGCCGTAGTGCTCGTGGTAATGTTTACAATATTAAAAGTAAGAAGATTAAAGAATAGGAGATAGTCAGTGGCGAAACGAACGGAAAAGTGTAAGTACCCTTCCCCTAGTTCCCCTGGTGAGTTCGTAACAGCGGCTCAATATATTGTTGAATTAATTTGTCAGAACAAAGCCGAAGCGGACGAGGTAACAGCACTACCCGTTCGCTTTTGGCGTCTACCTGAGTGGGCAAAGTATTTCCGCAGTCAAACTCCAGCAGCAAACAAGCTTCTCAAAAAGTACGACGAGCTTGCAATCATTCGTGCTCTCCAAGATTATAGAAGTCGCAAAACTTATAGCTTGCGTGCTCCTTGGTTGGTGCGTATAATTGAAGAGAAGCAAAAAGAAGTCGTGGCTGAGGCAGCAAAGAGAGAAGCAGCAATGACTAACCAAAAAGAGTATAACGAGCAAACAGCAACAAGCAAGCCAAGGAAACGACGCAGTACAGGCTCGTTACTAGGTAAACTAACGGAGATAGAGAATGGCGAAGAAGGCAAAAGCGAAAACAAAGGACCAGTCTGGAAGAGGAAAGGTCGCGCCAGCAATTGACGCATCTTTGATTAAGGAATTTGGTGAGGGAATTTTCGTTAGCGGGCAGTCTATTGTGGACAACCCAAGTGTTACTATTCCAGTTAGTCCTGCGATTGACCTGATGCTTGCAGGAGGTATCCCAGAGGGAAGTTTTTGTATCTCAACTGGCCCTCCCAAGGTGGGAAAATGCCTCCACGGAGATGAGCCGGTTATAACTCCTAGAGGTCATGTTAAAATCAAAGATATTAAGGTTGGAGACGAAGTATGTAGTCCGTGCGGTGCATATTCTGTAGTTAAAGGGTTTTACCCACAAGGTAAAAAGGATATATACAGAGTCACGTTTTCCGATGGTTCCTATTCCCTGTGTTCTAAATCTCACCTATGGAATGTGAAAACAAGATGGTCAGACTATCAGACTCTTTCTCTCGAAGAAATACTAAGGCAAGGACTATTCACAGATGGCGGCAAGAGACCAAGATGGGCTATCCCGTTGTCGAGTCCGGTACATTACTTCGATTCAAAAGAACACTTCATTCATCCTTATTTACTAGGGGTTATCCTTGGAGATGGAAGTATTAGTAGGGACACTGGTATTAAACTTACAAGCGTAGACCCTGAAATAGTAGACAGGTGCAATCTTTTAATGGATGACGGGTTTTACTTCAAAAGACTTTCAACCTCCAACAAAGAGCATTTCCTATGTACTTCTCAACGCCCTAATACCTACAGGCAAAAAATAAACGAATTGAATTTAGGAGGAACCAACAGCCATACTAAATTCATTCCAAAAGAGTACTTGGAAGCCAGCGTCACAGAAAGAAAGCATCTGCTTAATGGTTTGCTAGATACTGACGGAACCGTTACAAGCAAGGGCAACCCTTCTTACTCAACGACATCTACGCAGCTTGCCCTGGATGTTAAGAGACTAGTTAACGAACTTGGTGGGCTGTGCAAGATTTCACCAAGGACAACAAAATGCAACGGGAAGTCATTCAAATCATACAGGTTAAACATTAGGTTTGATGACTATTCATGGTGCTTCCATCTTTCTAGGAAGCGAGAAATGTGTAAGAACAGAACTAAAAAACCACTACAAAGACGAATCGTAGAGGTGGACAGAGAAGGTGTCGCTAATACATATTGCATAAGTGTTACTGCCGACAGTGGGCTTTTCTTAACTAGAGATTGCATTGTGACGCACAATACCACTCTGTGGCTCGACTTCGCTGGAACAGCACAAGGAATGGAGTATGCCAACGACTTGTGTCCAGACGGCAGGCATGTCTACTTCTTCAATATTGAAGGACGAATTAAGGCGAGAGACCTTGCTGGCATTAAGTCTCTAGACCTCTCCGAAAGGTGGTTTACTAGCATCCAGTCGGAACCAGGGAATATTCTCACCGCTGAGAAATACCTCTCTATCTTAGAGCACTTAGTCAATACTAAGCCGGGGTCTATTTTTGTTGTAGATTCGTTCTCCCAGCTATGTAGTGGCTCCAGAATGGACTCCAGCTACGCCGACCGCTTCCGTGACGATGTTCCTCTGATGCTCTCTAGCTTCTGCAAGAAAGTGTCTAACGTCCTACCAGTCAACAAGTGCCTTATCCTTGGTGTGACACATAAAATCGCTGACCAGAGCAGGAGTATGAGTCCTTGGATGGAAGCTAGTGGCCGTAAGTTGCAATATCAGATGGACGTTAAGCTTGAGGCTACACACCGCACACTTAAGCCTGAGAACAACGATAGTCCCATTGGTCAAGTCGTTCATTGGAAGTGCCACTCGTCCTCTATAGGCCCTCCTGGGCGCAAGGCTGAGTCATTTCTAAGGTATAACCACGGTATTGACAAGGAGTGGGAAATTATCGACATGGCTGTTGATATTGGCATCATCAATAAGGGCGGTGCATGGTATACGTTCCCAGACGAGAGCAAAGCACAGGGTAAGGACAAGGCGGCTGACTACCTAAGGGAAAATCCTGAGACATATACTGAAATTAGCAAGCAAGTACGAGAAATGATGGGGTTTTAATGTGGGTAACAATGTTAGACGATACGACTGTAAAGTGGACCCCAAAGGAGCACCGTCATACGACTGCATCCATAGGGCATAATGCCAGCCTAGCCCTGTTAAGGGAGAAGTGGCCGACCGTTCGCATCCTCCAAGAGGTGTCTATTCCAATAGTCAGGAACAAGACACTGTACTTGGATATTTTTATACCTATACTTAATATTGCCGTAGAATTTCACGGTGTTCAGCACTTCAAGTTCACCCCTATGTTCCACAAGAGCAAGATGGACTTTGTTGCAGGTAAAAAGAACGATAGAAATAAGAAAGAGTGGTGCGAGTTGAACGGCATCACATTAATTGAGTTCAGCTACAAAGACAGTGAAGGCGATATGAGGGAGAAACTAGATGAATGTTAATGAAGACATGCAATTTATACAGGATGCCCTGGACGACTATGAAAAGGCCCTGTGCCTTCCTGCTGCCGCACCTCCCGGCATGGAGATTGAGTTGGACGAGTACCTTAATATGCCTAGAAATGCCCTTGCTAAGCTGACTCCCACAGGGTGTGCTGAAATATCTTATAGATTATTGCAGTACGGATGGTATCTCACCAGGGCGATGAACAAGGAAAGCTCTCGTGTGCTCTGGTGTAAGGCAAAACTCAACGAATACGGCACAACATCAACCAACCTAAGAATAATCAAAGACCTGTTTGGTTCGCATGAGTTCAAAATGAGTGCGGTCGCCAAGGAAAACTCAGTCGTCGCTAAAATCATACAAATAAAAGACTATGCAGAGCAAAGGAAGGCTAGACTCGACGGTTTATCAAAACACCTTCAAGCTTTGGCCGGTAGTCTGAAAGATAATCAAATCGCTAAAGTTTCGGAGAACAAACATGGCTAAAAGAAAACAGAAAAGAAAACCCAGTAAGATTACTGCGGCTGACATACTAAACACACTAGATACCCTAACACCGGCTGAGAAGATGAAGCTGATGGAGGGGCTAGGTGGGGCAGAACCAGGGGCACCAGCAAGACCTACGAGCAAGAAGAAGCCCGGCAGCAAGCGCAAACAAAATAGGAATAAAGGGGTTGACTCCAAGCCAAGTCGTATTATAATACCAGGAGAAGAAACGCCAAAACCTAAGAAGCAGAAGGCTACCACTCGAAAGAACAATAAGCCCAAGGTTTTAAAGCCGGGTGAGTCTCAGGGGCAGTCACAGGCTTACATAGAGAGTATGCCTCGCAGCAGAGAAGACATAGATGAAGTAAATAAGTTTGATATTGATGAGTTTAGCAACACCGCCAAGGAAGATACTGCTTGGCAGAAGAAGGTGGACCCTGTATGTAATGGCGCGGCCCCGGCAGAGAGAAGAGAGGACTATGAGGGCGTAGAAATCAATTGCCATAAGTGCAATAGGACATTCAAGGTTGGTGGGGAAATGCTGCACTATGACGCGATGGAAAAAGAGTGGAGATATGTGTGTAATAAGTGTGCGATAACAGGAAAATAAATGAAAACTACTAAGATTTTAAGTGATAAGGCAGCGGAGCGCGCTGTCTTGGCTGGTATTTGCCGACATGGTTCCGATGCCTACTACGACATTGCGGATATTTTGCAGGCAGATACCTTTACAGAGACCTTCAACTCTGTGCTCTACGGATGTTTAGCGCGAATTATGGAGAACGATGACACCCGCAAGATTGACTTGCCCTCTGTCCACTCTGCCGCACACGAGATGGGTGTTGCTGACCTGTTTACTGAAAAAACAGAAGGTGGCTATCTAGAAGCCATTATGAATTTCCCTGTTGAACTACGCAATGTTAGGGCATTTGCTGCGAAGATTCGCAAGCTTCAAGTTACAAGGCTGCTGCACTCTCAACTTGGTGACGCACAGAACAAACTGATGCACGTCAAGGGAGATGAACCAGTTGCTCAGATTCTAGGCATTGCAGAAGACACAATCTTCGACTTTACCTCCCTGCTAAACGACAACGACAACGAACCAGAGGTCTTAGGTGAGGGTGCAGAGGAATTTCTTCAACACCTAGCCGATAATCCAATTGAACAGATTGGTATTTCCACAGGGTTCCCTCGCTACGACGAGTGCATTGGCGGCGGCTTGCGTCGAGGTACGGTCAATATGATTGGCGCTCGTCCTAAGACAGGTAAGACCCTCCTAACGGACAATATGGGCTATCATATCGCTAGTACTCATGGTCTACCAGTACTCAACCTTGATACGGAAATGCGCAAGGAAGACCACCTTGCTCGCTCTCTTGCTATGCTTAGCGGCGTAGGTATTAACGACATTGAGACAGGTAAGTTTGGCCAAAAACCCGAGTCATTCCAGAAAGCTATGGAGGGTGCCAAGAAACTCAAGGCTGCACCTTATTTCCACAAATCTGTGGCCGGTATGCCATTTGAGGAAATTCTAGCACTGATTAGAAGGTGGATTGTTAAAGAGGTTGGACTCGACGAGAACGGAAAAGCTAACGACTGTGTTATCTTCTACGATTATCTTAAGCTCATGGACTCTAAAGGCGTCAGCGCAGACCTAAAAGAGTACCAGTTGCTAGGCTTTATGATGACCGGCCTACACAACTTCGCTGTTCGCTACGACGTTCCTATCTTGTCTCTGATGCAGTTGAATCGTGACGGCATTAAAGACGAGGGGACAGGGGCCGCTTCCGGTTCCGACAGAATCATCTGGCTATGTAGTAATTTCACAATCTTTAAGAAGAAATCTCCAGAAGAATTGTCTGACGACCCAGAAGAAAACGGGACACACAAGCTGTGCCCTGTGGTGACTCGTCATGGCGGTGGAATTGAGGACGGTAACTACATCAACGTGCAAGTTAAGGGGTGGTGTGCTCAAATCTTAGAGGGTGAAACCCGCTTTGAGCTTGACGAAGGTGCTGTACGAAATAACTTAACATTGAGGGAAGACGGCGATGACGAGGACGAAGGAAGAATACCATTCCAATAAATGGCCACAAGCCAAGCTGTTGGCTTTGGGCTATGATATTATTGATAACTTTGAGCGTGTCGTTCAGTACTTTAACCTGGATTTGTACCGCACAAACAGGATGTATGTGGGTTGCTGCCCTGTTCACGGCGGTGACAATGGTAGCGCATTAAATGTTTTTCACGACGGTCACTCAAACCGTGGAAACTGGCTGTGTAATACCAGACAATGCC